TTCAGAAGTAACCAAGAACTGCTCCAATAAAAGGTACAAATACTCCAATTATACGACCGATAATCCAACCAACTTGGGTATCAGCATTCATAGCCAGAATAGCTATAAAGTTTGCTATCCATCCATAGATAGATGCAACTAAAATAGTTAAGCCAACTAAACCAGCGATGAAATTATTCATTTACCTTGTCCTCGATAACGTTTAAATGAGCGACGTTGTGTCTTAGTCATTGTTGAAGTTTTAGGTCTTGAACCTCCCTGTGATGTGCGTTTAACTACACCTTTAACTGTTTCTTTTCCGATTTTTTTAGCCATTTATTTCCTTAATGCTCAATCATTTCTACAGTATAAACTACCTGTTCTTTATTAGCAAAAAATTCTCTTTTCAGAATTATATACTTAGAGTTTCCAATATCAATTACTTCACCTACTTTTGGATAATATGTAGATGAAATCGATAATAAATTTTCTCTAAATTCATTATCTCCATTAAGTGTAAAATATAGTTGATCTGTCATAATTAATTTTATTTAAAGTGGTCTCTCCTGCAGGAATCGAACCTACATTAATAACTTAGAAGGTTACTGTTCTATCCATTGAACTAAAGAGAGTGTGGTGGGACAAGTAGGAATTGAACCTACACTCAATCGATTATGAGTCGACTGCTTTACCATTAAGCTATTATCCCTGATAAAATAGGAGACCTAAGTCCCCTAGTTGTTAATTAATAAGGACTATCTTCAAAGTCGTCATCACCATTGGCGTCTGCTACCCTTACAATTTCTGTATCGGTGATTTCAAATTCATCACCAGAAGATTTAGGGATATACTCTTTTAATTTAGTAATTTGTACAGCCATTATCATAGATGCAATTTTATTCTCTGGAGGGTACTCGTATTGGAAAATACGCACATTAGCGATAGAACCATTACCAATACTGGATGGGTTAATAGGATTTAATGAACCATCAACTACAGTTACTGGTTGATTATCAGTACCATCCTTCTTCTTAGCTTTCTTGCGAAGAGTTACAGAATAAAATATTCCATCATCATCTTCTACTGTTTTAGGCTTCAAGTTAAGTGCTACCCATTCCGCTTTAACTTTCTTGTCTCGAGTACGAATCTGAACATCCCATGTAGGTTGTTCTTTGTTAAATTTAGAATTAGGTTTCTTGGGATCTAATTGTGCCCAGAATAACTCAACATTTTTTAAAATAGCCATAGGTTTTAGTTTCCTTAATTATTATTTAATTTTTAATATTTAGTATACAATCAATTTTGCATACCTTAGTGCTTTAGCGTACCCTGGTAAACTTAACAAAAAGCATAATCAGAGTACACAATCTGTCCTACATCAAGATTACCCCTCTCAGGAATAAGGTCTTTACAATTAAGTTCAGACAATAATTTCTCTAGTGGTTTACTCTTGTAGAACTCTACAAACTGTTCTCTAACTCTATAAAATAAGTCATCCATATTTCCTGGCAATGTACCAAAAGAATCATGAACAACAGTCATCTGATAGGGTGCAGATATAACAGTCATTGTTAGGTGAGCAGCATCAAAGCTATGCACGATATTTGGTGCAGCACCTGTTTTCTGGGAATCTTTATCAATCGTAGTTTCTTCCCATGTTTGAAGTTGAACCTTAAGCTCTTCCTCACCATACTTTAATTTAGTACGGATTATCGTTGGTTTCCTATAAGCTTGAACTACAGGAAAGTTAGTTACTGGTGTAGTCCATTGTAAGAATACATTGTTGTCATTGGATCTTTGTGCAAGATCTTGGAACATACGAAGCATCCTAGCAGGTCCTTTTAGTTTCTCATAACAAGTCTCAAATACTAGGTCACCTAACATGGCACCCCATAAGTGCTCTTTGTCTCTGAGATACTCTGACATATCTCTAGTATCATCAATAATCTGTTGACCCATACCATATGCAGTACCACCATAACCGAGAGTCATAACATTTCTCTTTACTACTTTACGTTGATCTTTAGGATTATCAATGTTTAGCCAGTAAATAGGAAATAATTTCTCTCTTATGTTTCTATTTTGATTTCTCCATTCCTGTGCAGCAGCATAAGCTAATGCTTTCTCTTCACTTTTATCTGGAGCATCAAAATATGCTTTCTGTAATTCTTTAGCTTTAGCATAGACTGAATCGAATTGTTCAATCTCTTTAGCTGTAAGATTTTCACTAAGGGTTCTAAGTTTCTGCCATGCATAATTTGCAATATACATGTATACATCACCAGGAGTTTCTTGTGGAACTAAATTAACAAGATGAGCAATCTCTTCGTCTTGTGACATAGCAACTAGGTGTTGTACGCCATTGTTAGAACCATCAATATAAATTGGTAATGCACAAACATAGTCTTCTAGTTTATTACCTTCAACTAACCAGTCTTTGATTTTCTTAAGTTCAAAACAAGCAGCTAAGAAAGAGAATGGAGCATCTGTTTCAATCCATCCTTGATTAACTGTAGGCTTCTCTGCATAAGAAAGAAAGAGTGTCAGATTTTCATCTACGAATTCAGCTCTTTGTTTTAGCGTTACTTTATCATTTCCAAATGAGTTAGATGTATGTATCTTTAACCAGTACAACCCATTAGCACCTAATGGTTTTGCATTATCTAGTAATAGTAAACCCTTTGCATTATCACTTGATTGCTCATGTAAGAATGCTGTGTTTACATATACACGACCTCTAAAGTCAAAATTGTAGATATGATAAAATGCGTTATCAAGGTGATTCAAGGCTAGTCTTTCAATACCTTGAGCTTCGATTAGCAGAGATTGTTTCTTCTCTGTATCAATCTCACTATGTAGTTTAAATGGACTATTCTTACAAGGATTCTGTAAGAAATATCTATATACTGAAAACACATCTTTATTAATTCTCCAACCAATTGATTGAAGTTTATTAAGTGTATCAAACAGAATTTGTTTATCATCACCTTTAAACTTAGAGAGTGAGCTTGAATGCCCTTTCTTAATGATAGGTACACCATTAGCATTGTGTGCGGAAGACCATGGGGATGGTTCTTCTTTTAAAGGAAAGATATCTGTCTTTGTTTGATCGATTAAATCCCAAAGTTGTTCAATTGCTTTCCAGTCTTTAACTTGTAAGAAATATGCTTTATATTTACTTTTCTTTCCATTCTTATATGTATACTTTAATTTGAAAATTAAAATACCACATTCAATGTAAGCAATACAAATAAACCAACCTACTTGCGCATCAGAAACAGTATCATTAGGTAAATTTAACAATTGTCTAACCCTACGCCCAATTGTTGCAACAATATCTACGAGAGTAGTTTGTCTTTCTAAACCTCTTAAGATATGTGGATATGAGACGTCAATCAATGTTTTAGCAGGTACTTCTTTTAAGTAATGCGTATAAATATTACGATCAGCCCGTAGTACAGCCTGTCGTTTATTTAAATCTGTGATTAGATTTTCAAGGATAATATTTACCATGTATTACTCTCCTACTTCTACTTCTGCCGCCTCCATATTATCTACAATCTTTCGTACATAAAATACCATTAACGCAAATAAGCATGCTTTCCAGAATGTCATATTTTCCCTTATTATTATTATTATTTTGATAAGAAAAGCCAGCTAGATTAGACTCCCGCTGGCAGGGAGTTAAAAGTTTAGTATTATTTTTTCTCGCTACTCCTGTTAATGAAATAAAATAAAAACCACCTAATAAAGAGGGCTAGTAAGATTGAAGCACCAACTGCATCTTGTATACTTACTTTATAACCCTCAACCACCATTATACAAATAAAATACATTACTACTTCAGCTAAAAATATCTGGAAGTAATTATATTTTTTATTCTTCTTAGGTTTACCTTCTAATTGTGTTGACATGACCAATCTTTTTAAATCGTTGATTCAAATTTGCTAAAGGATTAGCTTTCCATAAATCGAGTTCTTGACCAACTGCATTGAAGAAATCTAGTGAATGTGGTTCATGACGAGCACGAATGTAATTATAGATTTCCTTTCCTACTTGGTACACATAACCTTCTTCATCTGAAATGTTAACCTTGGATGGGTTGAACAAACATTTTTTACACATGTTATATTCCTAGCTTTTTATCTACAAGAATTAAATCTTCTACAGCCTTAAAGATTCTACGAAAGTCTTCAGCAGACTCTGTAAGAACTGAAACTACAGTCTCTCCAACCATATATGCGGAATTAACATCATATAGAGAAGGAGGCACTATTGATTCTAGATAATCATCATACACAGTAACTTTAACTGAATCAAATGCATTCTCTTGAATTGCTTCAATTGTATAGTCACCTGCTTTTAAAGTTAGTCTAGCCATTTTTTAATCCTCGATTTTTTGATCATATATTGAAGTAAACTCGATAATAGAACCATCGAGTGAAACTTCAGTACACATTCTTTCCATTAATTCTTTAGTACTAGAAACAGCATAATACATTACCTGCCCTTTAGTATCTAATGAACTAATATAGGAAATACCAAATTCTTCTAAGGATTCAAGCATCTCTTCTTGTGTACAACTAAAGTTATTACAGTCAAGAGGATTTAGTAAAAGAAATTTACTCATTAAAACTCCAAAAATTAAAAGAGCTTGGTACTTACCCCAAGTGGTCTCTCTGCTGAGAAAGTCTAGTACATACCCTAGAGGGTCTCTCTAAACCGAGAAGGTTAGTAGATGACTACTTCAACTAAGTCAGGGGAATATGACTCAAGCTCTTTTAAAGTTGTAACTACACTTATCAGAGAACCTGTTTCTTTGTTGTATACAAAAAATGTCATTTTATTTCCTTAGTAAACTAGTGCATCAAGACCATGTAAAATCATGGCTAATAAAGCAAATGCAATTATAACCGCAGTTGCAAGATCAAGCATTTTATCTGACATATATCCTCTTATTTTGAAAGGTTATTATACAATTCTTTTACACTATTTTTAGTAGTGTTAAAGGCGATCTGAGTTCCTTCTTTTGCTTTCTCTACAATTGAAGGCTCAACTTCTTCTTTCTTTTCAAAGAGAGATAAGATATCTTCTCTAGCTTGTTTAGCTGCTTTCTTGAACTTTCTTGTGTTCTCTTCTTTTTGGTAATCATCATAAGCACATACAGCAACATTTGCAGTTGTTGTAATAGTACCTACCATAATACCTGTAGCAATAAATGGGCCAGCACCTGGGATAATAAGGGCAGCAGCAGCACCAACACCAGTGGCAACTGAACCTGTCTTTAACATCTCATTAGGCTTACACATATCGTTAGCAAAAGCAGAAACAGAAGAGATAGCAATAGTCACAGCGATGATTACTTTTTTCATTTAAAAACTCCAGTTGTTAAAAAATTAAATTACCAGTTAGAAGATTCGTTTGATTCTTTGAATGACTCTAATCCTTCATAGATGAAGCACACAGCAAACAAAGTGACACAAACTAAACCAATTACTTCAAGAACAAACATGATTTCCTTTCAAAAGTTAATGAATTTGAGTACTCTATCTAATGATATTTCTTCATTATAGATACATCATTTTTCTCACTTTTTATTGTGAGTTTTTCAACCTAAAAATACGATTAATAGCGGATGGTGTTAAATCTTTAACTGCTAATCTTTTAGAATTAGGAATTAGTTGACCTAAAGCCATTGCAAGTTTATCTTCATGAGTCATACTTACTTTCAAGAGTTAATGGAATTGAGTACTCTATCTAATGATATTTCTTCATTATAGATACGTCATTTTTCTCACTTTTTTAAGCCTAATTTTTGATAAAAAAGGCCACCCTTTCGGGTGACCGTTTTAGTTTGTTTCACAATACCATTCTATGTACTTTTTAGTGTACCAGTAGAATATAGGAGGTATAGTTAGTAGTGCAATATATTCCATTTTATACCTCTGGAAAAAGACATTCTTGAATAAATTTATTTACTGTTGATTCATCAAAACCTAATGACTGCATAACTCTAGGAGTATGAGGATTTTTCTTTTGATTTTGGCAATACCAATTTTGTTGTTCAGTATAATTAAAGTTTTCTACCTTATACTCATAACTATGTTGAGCATTTAGTATATGTAGTGTGTCTAAATACTTCTCTAATGATCTCTTAGACAAATCTAATACTTCATTTAGTTCAAACTCAGAGTTAATATTACCAGCAGCTACCATTGATGAACTAAAGATATTCCTAGCCCATTCAGGTAACTCTCTTGGTTTACTCCACTCATAATCTTTTACTTCATTAGCAAACCATTTAACTAACTCATGATCTTTATTTCCTGATGGACTAAAGTCATGGAATGCCCCAGTAACTTTTGTTGGTCCAGCTATTAAATCAAAACCATAGATAGGCGCATCTGAGTAGATCTTCGGAAATACACAGAGATGCATCATTAAAAGTTTCTTAGTGTCTCTAGCATCTACAATATCTAAATGTGCTCTACGAATATTGCCACTAATATAGATTTTATTTTCCCAAGGAAATGGATGTGTTTCATCAGATAAAAATGATCTAGATTCTAGTATATCTTTAAAGTCTTGTATATGCTGTTCTAGTTTATTGAATATTATACTCATCAGCTAACTCATCAAATAGTTGTGTTGCAAAGGCAAAGACTATCTTAGCTTCATCAGCTAATTCATCTGTAAGTTTTTCTCTAACAATAGCAATAAGCTCTGATCGATTATGAAAGTCATACATTGAACCAGAACCTGGAACTAGTTTCTTTAGCATTTGACCACCATACATATCACCAAAGTGACGTACATAAATGTGGGCAAGTAATTGTTCTTTTGAACATTTTCTGACATACTCACAGTAAGCCATTGTGCTCATATGTAAATGTTGTCTAGACTTGTCTCTATTTAGATCTCGTAGATCTTGTGCAATCTTTGCTGTACGTTTAATCGGTCCAATATCATCTAATAAACCTAATGCTTCAGCAGTTTGCTCTAATGCAGCATAGCAATGTTTTTGATTAAACAAAAAGTCACCATACTCTTCTTTTGTAATTTTTCCTGCAAATAGTTTCTTTACAAAAGGATGATTCTCTGCACTATCATGTGCATCTTTAATTAATTCTCTTAATGCCATTTAAACTCCTTAATAAAATAGGGAACCGAAGTTCCCCATTTATTTTACTTATTTTTTACGACCCCAAAGAGTCATTGAATAGCGTGAACCATAAAATACAGGTCTAGCTTGATGTGGTAGTATAGATGGGAAAAATACAGCAGTGCCTTGTTTAAGAGGTACTTTTTGTTTTTCATCTAATAAAAAGATATCTAATCCTCCACCTATATAATCTTTAGGGTTTGATAATTCAACTACTCCAGAAAGAATTCTATAAGGTCCATCTGACCCAATATCCATATGTTTATTATAATGATCTAAGAAATTATATTTTGCTATTTGAATATGCTCAATTTCACTTAACTCTTGTAGATGCGTTGCTCCACTTTCATGAAACATAAGATCAACTATTTTCTTTGCTAATTTATTAACCTCTTCGCCAGATTCAGGAGTAAGCCAAGCTACTTTACCTTTTCTTAAAAATGGATTATATTTTAGAGCAGATGTTTTTGCTAGTTCAAATTTATCCTCTGAATATTTTATAAGAGTTTCACATTCTTCTTTTGATAATACATTATCATAATACTTATACATTGGTCTCATCTAAAAATCCTATATTAAAACTGACTATAATTCTGTCTTCTGTAGAGTTATTTGGTAATGACCTATGTGGCAACCAAGAAGGAAAAATAACCATTAAACCTTCTTCTGGAGAGATATTATGTTTAGTTTCTACATTTGGAAATGTAGGCATATCAGTATGCATAAACATTGTTTTAGCTACCCATGAAGGATCATGAAAAACAATATCTCCACAATCTTTTGGGGCTTTGGAATAAAACACTCCACTAAGATACGAATTAGAATGTACATGCTCAGGTACAAAAGCACCTGGTGGATAAATTGTTGTCCACATATTTATAATATGCATCTTTTTATTATTTGGGTTTACTGTACTAATCATAGTTTTTGAAAAATCAAAAATAAAATTAGATACATTTTTCCATTCTGGTTTATGAAATAAATCTTCAACGGAATTAAAAGATGTTACTCCACTTTTATAAAAGTCTTCTTTATTAGATGACTTTTTTCCTTGATCCCATTCTTCAGAAACTAAACTACCTTCTTTCAGATTATCTCTTAAACTATAGGAAAGAGCATTAAGCTCTTCCCTTATAGATGTTAAGTCCGACTTACCAATCAAAAGTGGTGTAGCCATTATTGGTCTTAAAAATTCATTCATTTACTAGGTCTCACTGGCCATTCTATTTCAGTTGTAGGGTCTACATCTGGATATAAGTTTGTTAAATTACGAAGAGCAGATCTATATGCTGCCCATTCAGCTTTCTTTTCTGCACTAATAGGTGCATCTAAAGTTTGAGTCCAATCTGATTCTCTTAACTCTACATCACGTCTAAAACGAATGCAAAAGTTAGTTAAATGATCTTGGTCATGTGTTATTACATTCCAATTCCAAACAAAGTTTTCACCTTGTTTAGAAAAGTGAAG